GTTTTGTGGGTACCCGTGTAGGATTTTATATACCCTTGGGGTCGGCGTGGCGTTCTTTTGCACTTTTACTGGCGTGGCACGAATTACAAAGGGGCTGTAAGTTGTCCAAGTCCCAGAAGTCGCCGCCTAGTCTCACTGGCTTTATGTGGTCCACCATTTGTGCCTCAGTGATTAGCCCAACGGCTTCGCATGTAGTGCAAAGCGGGTTAGTTTGCAGCACAATTTCGCGCACGTTTCTCCATTGTTTAGTATTATACCTTGGCTCTATGTAGGCGCCCTTAGTGTACTCTAAACACCTGCGCTGGCTCTGTTTGCTCTTGTTTATTGTCGGCATAGTTAAAAGCTTATGTCTTCTGTGTATTGGGTAAGTTGGCCTTCAAATTTAACAGGGATTACACAACATTCGCCGTTCCTATTTTTCCCTATAATTAGCTCAGCGTCTTCTATTGGTGGCTTGTCTTGACTGTAATAAGCGGGGCGAAATGGAAACAGCACAACGTCTGCGTCCTGCTCAATAGCCCCAGACTCTCTAAGGTCGCTAAGTAGTGGGCGCTTGTCTTGTCGTGTCTCAGAGGCTCTGCTAAGCTGTGCTAAGACTATAACGGTAAGCCCTAGCTCTTTAGCCAATAGCTTTAGGTTTCTGCTTATTTCTGCTATTTCTTGCTCTCTGTTTTGCTTCGTTCCCTTCACTAGCTGTATATAGTCTATAACCAGTAAGTCTAGCCCGTGCTTTGCTTTGTGCAGCTTAACCTTTGCTTTGATGTCGTTAATAGAAGTCTCTGGGTCGTCGTCAATAAAAAAGTTAATTGTCTGGCTGTTTGCTACATTGCACAGCTTTAGCACGTCATGCTCTTTAAGGTTTCCGTTTCTCACTTTGTAGTTAGGTATTTGCCCTATGAGGCTTATATAACGCTTAGCCAGTTGCTCGTTAGACATTTCTAGAGACAGAAATAATGCCTTACCTCCAACGCCTGCAAAGTCTTTAGTAAGGCTTAAAGCTATTGCTGTCTTACCCATTGCTGGGCGTCCTGCAATTACGATTAAGTCGCCGTTGTTATAGCCTCCTATATACTTGTCTAGAAACTGCCAGCCAGTAGGTTTGCCCGTTAGTTTTTTTCCGTGCTTTATGTTCTCAGTAATTAAGTCTACTACTCTATTAGTTTCATTAATAATGCTCTTAGGCTCTTTGCTTACGCTAAACTCTGCGCTGTCTATTAACTGCTGCACTTCGGTTAAAAGTTCCTTTAGTTCTTTTTTGTAATTTACCCCTTGTAGGTCCTTAACAAACTTTTCGTGTAGGTATTCGTATTGGAGATTTGCCAAATAAGGGCCTAAATTTGACTTTGTAGCGACTTTCTGCTGTATAGTGAGGGTAGACATTAGTTCGTCCCTTTTTAGTTCCTTAGAGAGCCTCATTACTTCAAAGGGTTCGTTTTGAAGGTAAAAAGACGTCATGAGGTTTATAAGCTTACGGTGCAAAGGCAAGGTAAACCACTGGGGCTTAATGCGGGGGAGGTGGTGGTGAAACTCTGGGTAAAAGAGTAGCTGGCCTATAATGTGCTCTTCGTTAATCATTGTCGAGGGTTGCTTTGAGTTTTATTGTGGTTTGTTGTGTGGTGGTTGCTGCTGTTTTCCAAGTTCTAACGGCTGCCTTCCAGTCCTTCATTTTGTTTTTACCAATTAGCCAGCCTTTAGCTTCGTAGAACGCCAGCCACTTCTCGCTTAAGTCGTCCATGCCTTGCTCTTGCATGTAGGCTGCTACTTGGGCTTGGGTAGGCACTTGGAACCCCTTTTCTTTTATATTTTCTTTTATTATAACATTAACATTATCATTTACATTAACATTATCAGCTTTTTTGGGTTTTAAAAAAAAGGCTTGGGTTTTTTGGGTTTCTTCTAAAAAGGGTTGGGTTTTTGGCCTTCCCCCTTTTTTACCGTTTTCTTTTTGCTTTTCTATGTAGTTTTCGTACTTGCGTAAATCCCGCTTTAATTGCGTCTTAATTGACTCAAAAGCAACCTCTATAAGTAAGTCTTCAGTCTCTGGGTTTAAGTCGTTTACGTAGCTAAAAATATGCTTAATTAACATACCCGCTTTGTCGTCTGGTAACTTACTAAAAAGGCCGTGCTGGTCGCAGTACAAAATAAACGACTTTTTGTCTTTAGCCATGGCTTGCGCTTCTCTCGGTTTTTTGTATTAACTGGGCGTGGTAAAACTCGAAGCCCTTGTTAAACCAGTTCTGGTGCTCGCGCTTCTCAGCGTCTATACATTCATTTTTAAGCTTAACGACGGCTGTTAAAAGCTGGTCCTCGCTTAACTGTTTACGGCCGTAAGCCATGAGTAACTCTAACACTTTTATAGTGTAGTTTTCGACTGGGGTGGTGTTTGGTTCCATAGTAAAAATTTAGTTATTAGTTCGTTTTTTCTAGTTGGGTTTGAATAAAAAATGTCATAGTATTTATTGGCTACTCTGCTATTTAAATTTAAGCGCTCGCCAATCTGTCTAAATGTATAGCCAAAGTCTTCGCGTAGAATCACTACGGCCCAGAGCAGCTCACTGGGTGCCCTTTCGTTATAGCCTGTTAAATTGCTCATGTGTAATTTATGCGGCAGTTTGGGCAGTGGTTTTCTTGAAGTCTTGGCCTCCAGCATATGCGGCGGCTCTGTCCGCATTTTGGGCAAGGTAATAGCTCTACGGTTTCTATTGAGTCAAAAACGCCCTGCCAGTAGTAGTGGCCCTCTGGCGTTTCGTCCCACTTAAAAGAGTCTAAAAGCATGTCTTTTAAGGTTTCGAAATGTCTATACCTGTGATGGCTTTGAATATTGCGCATAAAAGAGTCTGCCATGGGCAGCCTTTGCGCTTTGGTTTGCAGCTTTTCTTTAATTCTAATGTCCTGTATTTTCATTTGTTAATTCTATTGCTTTAAAAATTTCGTAAGCCACTTGTGGGACTATTGCGTTACCATATGCTTTTATACTTTCCGCTCTCCACTTTGAAAAGGTGATTCCGTCCAATCGCTCGGGAAACCCATCATTTCCGCCACAAACTGGGGATTGAGTTGGGAATTGCTTCCAGTTTTTAATTTTATGTAATTGGGCAATTGGTTTTCGTGATTCATTTTGTTTCCGTTCTCCCCTCTCAAATGTTCTAAAGAGTTCGCCCCTTTGTAATCCCTCGCCGCAGGCGTCGGCAGCAATGCCCTTTGGTAAATAAACCCCGTCTGTACCTCTTGCGCTAGTGTGCCGCTGTTGCCAAACTTTTGCTCTTTTTTGCTCAATCCCTCCGTGTACGCATCCGCTGCGCATGGTGTTTTTAGCAATAAACCAAACGCGCTCCCTTCGGTGTGGCGCACCGACGCCGCACGCAGGTATAATAACGGGCGCGACTTGATACCCAATATTTTCCAACTCAGCGCACACCTCGTCGAATACCATTCCCCCGTTCCAATTAGTGAGGCCGCGAACATTTTCGCCCACGACGAAACGAGGGGAAATTTCTCGTATTGCTCTAAGCATTTCTGGCCAAAGGTGGCGCTCGTCTTCTTTTCCAAGTCGCTTGCCTGCGCTGCTGTAGGGCTGGCAGGGAAACCCTCCTGTGAGAATGTCAATTTTGTTTGCATATTTTGTAAAATCTGTTTTTGTTATGTCGTTAAAACTTTCGGCGTTTGGCCAGTAGTGCTTAAGAACGCGCTGCCCAAAATTATTCCATTCGCAGTGAAATACATTCTCCCAGCCCATCCACTCCGCTGCAAGGTCAAACCCTCCAATTCCCGAAAATAAACTGCCGTGCCTCATTCCTTTATTGCATAAGTTACCTCAATCCCAAAAGCGTTGTGTCCGAGTGTTGTCTCTTTAAAAGCCTTTTTCATAACTTTCACCCATTGCGCTTGAGGTAGTGAAATGCCGTTTATAAACTCCTGTATTTCGGTGCTGTTAAAACTTTTGTCTGTGTGCTCTATTTCCACTGTAATTATAAAGGTTTTCATTGCTTTAAATACTGAATTACCGCGTTATACATTTTCGTTTCCTGTTTGTAGCCTAGCTCTAAAAACTCGCTGTAACGCTTTGAGCCGTGTATAGCTGTGCTGTGGTGTCTGCCTAGCAAGTCGGCCATGGTAACCCAGTTAAAGTTATACTCGTAGCGGCCCACATAGAAAAATAACTGTCTGGCTATTACGGTAGTGCGGTTTCTTGTTTCACCCATTAACTCGCCCGCTGTCGTATTAGTCACTTGGCAAACGGTTAAAAGCACTTTGTGCGGCTGTGAAATATTGGCGTTATTAATAACCAGCTTAGGGTAGTTTAACTCTCTTTTAAGAGTTTCTACTTCTTTATTGTGCTGGGCTACCATTTTATTAATTAGCGTCTCTAGGTGCACTATTTTGCGCCTGCATTGGCCATAAAGTACTAAGTAGTCTGGCTCATTATTTAATACTTGCACTTTTAGCCTCCTTTCTTTTCTTAGCCATGTGGCGGCGCTTTTGCTCTCTAACCCTGCGGCCAAACTCGCCAGCGTTCCAGACGTCAGTTTTTAACTGCTCTACCTCTTGAATGTGGCTAAAACGCGCGTCTCTAAGTTCGTCGTTTAGGTCTCCAGCTATGCGGGCCCAAGTTTTTTGGGTGTCTTCTAACTGTCTAATTTTGTTGTTTTGTTCTAATACTTGAACTTGCAAAGCTGCGGACCTTTTAACGCTGTGCTTATGTAGCTTTTCAATGCGCCGTAATTCGTGGCGCAATTCATAAATAACGCCAGCGGCAACAATAGCGGCTAGGCTTAGCGCGGTGTAAAATAAGTAAATCATGGGTTTAGTTTTCTAAAGGTTTCTAAGGTGTATTTAAAACCCGCGTAGCTCTTCTCGGCGTGCGGGCCTTGTCTAAAAATGTTATTATAATAACGGTGCCCGTCTATTGGGCCGCCTGCGCTGTTGTAGGCTTTAATAATAGTGTCGGCCTCCTCTTGAAGCCTGCGCTCAGCTAAAATAATGGCCATGCGTAAGGCTTGGCTTGGCTGTCTGTGTAAACCGTGGCGCGTCTCAAAGTTATTGTTTTCTTCGAGGCCCAGTAAGTCTAAAATTAAGTTTTCTATTGGTGTGTTCATGGTTCGTTATTAAAGTATTCGTTTAGTGCGGCTTCTGTGTAGCCAGCTGCGGCTAAAAGCGCTTTTATTATTTGCATATGTTCGTGAATGTCTACAGGCGCCTTAGTTTCTATAGTAGTAGTCCAGCCCTCAAAAGTCATCGTAATTTTAAAGTCTGTTGGTCTCATTTGTCGGCCCTCCCTCTGTACATTCTGCGCTTGTAAAGCATTTGTGTAAATTCGTCGAACTCTGGTATAAACTGGTCACGCTCAAACTGGTAAGGCGTAGCCTCTGGCGTTTCCTGTTTAGACTTGTTTAACGACTTTTTAATTAAATGAGCGCAGTAGGCCACCGCAATAGTGACAGGCGCTAAAATGATTGGGTAAATTATGTCTAGTGTCATAGTGTTTGTGTTTTGTGTATGCAATTATACGCACATAGTTTACACACTACCAAATAAATTATAAAAAAAAGTAAAAAAAGTTTACAAAAAAGAAAAGCCCCCAGTAAAACCGAGGGCTAACCTATGAAGAACAGAACACCGACTAACCAAGTCGAGGCGCAAATATAAGTTATTTCTTTTCTATGGCCTCGCTAATGGCCCGCATAAGCCTTATGCTTTTCGGCTCGGCCTTTTCCCAGCGGGTTAACACCTCGCGCTCTATGCCTACCTCTCTACAAATTTGCGCTAAGCTGGTGCCCTTGTCTACGCATTGCTTGCGCCAGTGTTTAACTAAATTTTCATTTGTCATATTGCAAATATAACAAAGAAAGCCGTATTTTTGTAAACATGAAGTCAGAACATATTTTAAGCAAGTCTCGCCTAGACTTAATAAACAAGGCGCCGTCACTGTATAAGCGTAAATACATAGACGGGGTAAACGACACCACAGAAACGCCAGCGCTATTGCTTGGCAAGGCTGTGCACTGTAGAATTTTAGAGCCTGCCGAGTTTGGTAAGCGTTTCACTATTGCCCCTAGTATTGACAGGCGCACTAAAGAGGGTAAAGCCCTCTGGGAAAGTTTCAGCGAACAGGCGCAGGGCCTAAGCATTTTAACCAAAGAGCAAGACGAAGTAATAGAAGGTATTAACGCGTCTGTTATGCGCCACCCAGCAGCCAGTTATTTACTGCGCCTCAAAGGGGTAAGCGAAGTAATGGTTAACTGGACGGACGAAGTAAGTGGCTTGCCTTGCCGTGGCATTTTTGACAGGCTAACTACTAACTCTATTATAATAGACTTAAAAACAACAGATGACGCAAGCCCCAAAGGCTTTGCTAGAAGCTGTCATAAGTACCGCTACAACGTGCAGGCCGCCTTTTATATGGACGGCTTCGAGAGGGCCTATAATGAGGCCTGCGAGGGTTTCTTTTTTATTGCAGTTGAGAAAGCCCCACCACATTTAGTAGCCGTTTATTACTTGAGCGCTGAAGACATACAGCGAGGCCGTAACGCCTACCGTCAAAACATAGAAGCCTTTGAGGCCTGCCTTAATATTGACGAATGGCAAGGCTACGGCGACACAGTACAGGAATTAACACTATTTAACCATGGAAAATAAAACAGAACTAACCGAAACAGCCGCACCACTTAGCAGCTTCGAAATGGCCCAGAGACAAGCTAAAGCCCTTAGCGCTTCAGACTTGGTGCCCCAACACTACAAAAACAACGTAGCTAATACTTTGGTAGCCCTCGAAATTGCAAACCGCATAGGCGCTAGCCCGCTTATGGTTATGCAAAACTTGAATATAATACACGGCCGACCTAGTTGGGGCTCGTCGTTTATTATAGCAGCTATTAACGGCTCGGGCAAATTCACCGCCCTGCGCTTTGTTGGTGACTTGGCTAAGGGTATTAAAGCTGTCTGTCAAGAGAAGGCCACAGGCGAGCTGCTAGAGGGGCCTACCGTTACTATGGAAATGGCCAAGGCAGAAGGCTGGCTAGACAAAGCGGGCAGCAAGTGGAAAACTATGCCCGAGTTAATGATGAGGTACAGAGCAGCTGCGTTTTTTGGTAGGCTTTATGCCCCAGAGATTACTATGGGCATGCACAGCACCGAGGAGGTCGTAGACATTCAGCACGAAGAGCCCAAAGCCGTTGCAGCTATTAACGAAGCTATTAAAAAGTAATGCAGTATAACTCTGACTTTCGTTTTGACTTATTAATAGGCAATGAAATAGAAGGCGAGCTAGGGGTTATACTAAATTACAAACGCATAGAAGTAAAGAGCGACAGAAGAGCGCACAAAACAGGCAATGTCTTTGTAGAATACGCCAGCCGAGGCAAACCGTCTGGGCTGGCTACTACGCAAGCAGACTATTACTGTTTTGAGGTTAAAGAAACTTTCGTTCTAATAAGCGTTATAAAGCTAAAGCTAATATGCCGCAAGTATTTTAAAACAGAGAGAGACATAACAGGCGGCGACGAAAACACTAGCAAGGGTATACTGTTGCCAGTGCTTGACATGTTAGCCGAGGCTCTGTAATAAGTCCTTAGTTTCAATAAGCGTATAAGTGAAGCGGTTGCCGTGAATGGTGGCCGCTTTTTTTGCTATTAGCATAAACTCGTTAAAATCTGCGACGCGTTTAAATACGGTGCAGCCGTGGCTCCAGTCGTCAACTCGCACAGAGTCGGCCCCAGCTTTGTGTATGTTAATACCGAAAATACCAGTTTCTTTTTTGTCCTCTTGGTAGACGCCGTCGTTACTAAAGTCTCTGTAAACGGTAACGGGTCCGCATTGCTTAAGCGCTTCGTATTTGCCTTGGTGTAAGCCGACATGGTGCGAGCCCCTATACTGGTTAGGAACTAAGCGAGCAGTGCCCTTGCCGTTGTCAACTGTACAGGGCCAAGTCTTTACAAGCCAGACGCCGTCCTTTTTAAAAGCCACAGTAATAAAGTCGTCAAAAGCGTTAGTAACTTTCTTGCCAGTAGCAGAGTTGCGAATACCTATAATATTTAGGTTATAGTCGCCTTGCTCAAAAAACAAATATTTCTTAGCCTCTAGGCTCAGTTTTAACTGTAAATGTGTTGGTGTCATATTATACAAATATAAATAAAAGCAAAGCAACTGCTAGGCCCGTAGTAATACGCTTAAGTTTCTTATAGCGCTCGTCGCGCTTCTGTAATTCGTCTAATAGCTTAGACTGGATTTTGTCCTGTTGGGCTATAACCTCGGCGTCTATTTTGCGGTATTCAATACACAGGGCCAAGTCTTCGCGAGCCTGTGCGCCTTTGAGTAAATAGTAATTACTTGCCGCTACTGTCGAGCTGTCTGTGCATTGCGAGTAAGCGCAAGGTTGTAGCGCAGCCAGTGTCACCAGCAAGGCTAAAATAGAGCGTGTCATATTTTTGTGTTATAACTATTTGTGTGTCGTGCAAGGCTTTGTATTTAAGCCTAATCTGGTAGAGCGTGTCTAGGTCTTTTTCTATTACTCTAATAGCTGGGCCGTGTACTATGCGCTCTGTCTTTGGCACGGCAAACTCTAAGTAAGCCATGCCGCAGAACACCAGCAAAGCAACCAGCAAAATAGTAAGCTTACTCTTGCTCATTCTTTTTGCCGCTGAACTTGTCAATTGAAGTAAAGCCAAGGGTTAAAATTGTAACCCACTCAACAGCCGCCACCAATTCCGCACTGGGTGCAATCTCCTGCGGGCTTAGTGAGTTGTGTGCCATCGTTCCAAACAGAACAAAAGCGCCAATAATCCCTACAAAACGCTTGCTTGAAAGTTGGCCGTTATCGCCTTTGAATATTTCGAGTATTTTTTTCATCGTCCTTGACCGCGATACCTTTTTGCGGGTTTGTTATTCTTTGAATGTACGCCCTTGTTTTTACGCTTGGGCTTTGGTTGCCATTTACCTACGGATGCGCTCGCCTTTGCCATTTTACAACCCGTTTAACTTCATCATATTGTTGAGGCTCAGCGTGTCCATTTCAGCCAGTGCAGTATCAACGCCCATTATCATCATTGTAGTTGCATATTTTTCAGCCTTTAATTCAAACACCTGGGCCTTGGTTGTGGCCTCAACAACGGCCTCTTTGAGCGCTTCCTTTTCCGCTACCTTACTCTCAACCATTGCCTCTCCCATTGCCTTTGCCTCGGCAGTTGCAACAGATGCGGCTTGCAAATTTTTTGTAATTTTACCCAACATCGCCTCGACCTCATCCACTGGCACAGCCTTGGCTTTTTCTGTAGGTACTGCAACGATGCTAACAAATAAACAGGCTGCAAAAATTAGAGTAAAATGCTTCATAGTTTTTTCATTGTATTCATTATGCGAATCTCGGTAATAGCAGCAGCCAGTGCGCTATCAGATTTTTTCAACGCGTAGCTGAGGCGGTCAATCTTAATATCAAGCGCATCTATTTTCTGATTACTCTTTTCAATCTGTTCCTTATAGCCCGCGCGAAGGTCCATATACAAATAACTAACAGCCAAAAGCATACAAAAAGCCACGGCAGCAACAGGATTTTTACGGAATTGGTCAAAGCTAACAGGTAGCGCATTGGGTTTTACTTTCGGTGCCGTCATTGCTGAAAAAATTAAATCGTTACAACTTCAACCTGCGCGGGGTAAATTGAATTTAACGCCGAATAAACCGCATTGATTAAAAGGGTTTCGGCTGCCAATGTTTCGTAATCCGCAACGGTCAACTCAAGCCCTGCAAAAGTGGTGTTAAAATCTTCAATGCCTTGAATCGGGGCTTTGCCTTCTGCCAATGCTTGTGCACTTGCAAAAACAAAGGTTGCGATTTGGGCGGGGATGATTCCGTCTTTTTGACTTTTTACATCGGCGTAACCTTCGGCGATTACTACTACTGAACCCGATGGGATTGATAAACCGCTTGTTAGGTTTACGCTTGTATTGATTTTTATTGCTTTCATATATTTACAAAATTATGCTATTTTTAATGTCCCCGCATCGTTCCAAAGTTGACCGCTCACCAAACCCGCTGAACTTGTTGGCAAACCTCCAAAAATAATTTTACCCGCAGTTGTTTGAATCGCTCTGAAATCAGCCGCAGCCGTTAAAGTTGGGTCTATAAACAAACCTCTTGTAATTCCATTTGCCCCGCCCGTTTGATTTACTGTTGGGTTTATTAAGGCCGTGTTGTATACTGCCGTTCCGCTTGTTGGTCCAAATCTTGAATTTATCACAAAACGCCCTAATGTGCCGCTTGTTCCGCCAGTAGCACCACCTCCATCACTAAAATTGTATGCATACTGTCCCGCTTGAGTGCTGGCTGAGGCACCGAATATAGTTCTAAAAGTTTCAAAAGATATACCGTTTGAGCCACTTGAAATATTTTGAAAATTAGACAATATCAAACTACCTCCCAAAGTAGTAGTCAAATTGTCTTGAACTTGCAACGCAGTCGTCCCCGCACTATTCTGCACCAAAAGCGATGTTGTGGCGGATGTTGAGCCGCTGCCTTTGAAATGAGCGGTTGCACTTGGTGCATTTGTTCCAACGCCTAAACGATTGTTCGTGTCATCCCAAAACAAGTTAGACGCATCACTTGCAAACGCACTACCATTGCTGAACTGAATAGCACCACTTACGCCGCTTGGAGTTGCCGAAATTGCAATATCACCACTACCCAAAAGCGATGTACTGTTAATGGTCTTAATGTTCGTACCACTTACTAAAGTTGGCTGCACTGCAACATCACCAGACCCCAATAAAGAAGTTGAATTTACGGTCTTAATATTCGTACCACTTACAAGCGTTGCTTGTTTGCCATCAATCTGCGTTTGAATGGCCGAGGTTACCCCGTTTAAATATTCAAATTCGGTAGTACTTACAACGCCCGTGCCTATTTTGTTCGCGTTTATTCCCGTTGGCAAATCTGTTTCGTCCAATGAATCGCCAGAAGTTACAAGCCCTTTCGCGTCGTATGTAATCTTTGGCGCCGTGCCCGCTGTGATTGGCGCATTTTCATCCACCTTTGCATTTAACGCGTCTTGCTGCGCAATGCTCACGGGCTTGTTTGCATCGCTGGTATTGTTTACGTTATCCAACGCTAGCGCAGTCTTAAGCGCGTTAGGCGTTACTTTCTTTGTAGTATTTGCTGAAATGTCAACAATAGGCAGAACGTCTACGCTATTGTCAACAGTTACAATCGCGGTTAATTCGCTAATTTTTTGATTAGGCATAGCCCAAAATT